TGAAGGCTGACAGCTTGTCGAATTCGGCCAGGGCGATCTGCTGCGCTTCCACGATGGGCATCTCTGGGTTCAGCAGCCCGGCCACGATGCCCGATTCGGAAGCCGTGCCGCGATGGGCGGCATAGCCCGCCGGGGTCTGTTTCCCGGCGAGCTTCTGAAGCACCCACATGGCAGGCTCGGCAGCAAAGGTATTCAGGCTGCTTGGCGACAGGTGTTTAATGCCGTGGGTTTCAAAGGGATTCATGGATCTTCCTTGCGTAACTGCCTTTTGCCCGCTTCAAGGCATTGGAGGTGATCCACTTGACGCCCTGGCGGCGCGCAAGCTCAAGGATGTCAATCCAATAAGCCGAGGCAATGCCGCGTGTGGGCCGCATCCAGTTGTCCACCATATGGCGGTCAACGCAGATTTTGTTGGCAACATGGTTGACGCCACCGAGGGCATCAATAATATCGCGGGTGGTCGGCTGGTTCATGGCCGCGCATCATATTTGTCATTTTGACAGATTGCAAGAGGATTTTTGATATGGCTCGTTTTTTGATCACCATGCACATGCCACCCGCCAACCCAAACTATCTGGTCCATCAGGTGATTGCCGATCATCCCGCTGAAGATATTGAGGAATTCTGCGATTTCCTGAACGGCAATGCCTTCATCATTGTGCGCGAATTCTATTTTGTGACCGACAAGCGCGGGCAGGGGGATAAAGGCTGGCAGGATCGGGGGGAGAAAATCATCAATACCGATCATATCGGCAAGGTGGCCCAGTTCTACGACCTGCATGGGAACGGAAACGTTCTTTCTCAATGACTTAGCGGCGGTCAGAGGGGTGACCGCCATTTTTTTTGCAGAAAAGCGAAATTTATCGTTGACATAGCATTTTGCTACTCGTAAAAGGGTCTCACGGCGCTGATGCCGATTGAAATTGGAGATCGAGATGGACTTCCGCAAATTTAACCTTGAAGGCGAAATCAAGGGTCTGCAAAACAGTCTGGCCGAAGCCGACGATCACCCCGCCATTGCTGTCGCGGATCGCATCGTGCTTGCCGGTGAAGTCTTCCTGACCCGCCTGATGGAAATCCGCCGCATGCATCACTCTGGAGAGGGTGACGATCTGGTGGCCAGCACCCTTGACCTGCTCCACGATGTGGTTGGCCGCGCCACCCGCAAGGAAGAAGACGACCGCGTGAATGGTGGCTTCTACCGCGCCATCGACGCCGCCAACGCCCGCCGGGAGGCCTGAGCCATGGGTGTGTGGAAAGACATGCTGATCGACATGCAGGACCAGCAGGCCCAGGACGATTGGAACCGCTACGAGATGGAGCGGGACGAAGCGATTGAACGCCGCCGGGAGATCATGAAGCGGGCTTGGCAGCTCCACCGCGCAGGTCAGAAGCTGGCTCAATTCTTCCCCGACATCGGGAACATCAACCTTCAGATCTCGGCGCAGTATCGTGCCGAAGCCCGCCAGATCAAGCGGGATTGGAGGTAGTCATGCAACGCGCAGAATTCATCATCTGCTTCTTCGGGTTTGTCGTGATCATTTATCTGATCCTCTGCCTGGATGTGCTGCTGTGATCAGGCAGATCGGCCAATTCTGGTTCATCGTTAATGCCCCCTTGGGGGCATTTCATGGATACCCCTGGCCCACCCGCCAGGACGCTCAGGAAGCCCTTACAGCGGTCATGGAGGCCCATCATGAAGATTGAAGCGTACCCAACCACCAGCACCACCGCCGAAGCCGCCCAGGCCAAGGCTGAAGCCCGGCTGCTGCTGGAAGAGAACGGCCTGCTGCGGCAGGCTCTGGTCGATGCCCGGCAGTGCATTGACGCTGACGATGTGATTGGCGCGCATGCCATCATCGTGGCTGCGCTGGGGGAAAAGCAATGATCGACTGGGATAAGCCAATTGAAACCGAGAACGGAAGTCCAGCGAAGGTAATTTCGCGCGACTATCGAACTATGCGCTATGGTATTTGCATGATGGTGCAGATTGAAGAGGCAGAATACAGCCATACTGCAAGTTACACGTTGCAAGGCGATCCCACTCTTATTGGGCCTAAGTTACGCAACCGCAAGACCAAGCGCGAAGGGTGGGTCAATGTGTATGAGAACGGTTTCGCTGCTGGTTATCATGAAACCAAAACTGAAGCTGAGAAAGCCGCTGGCCCGTCTTTAATAGCCACCGTCAAGATCGAATGGGAGGAATAAGCCATGAGTGATGATCTTGCAGACGGTATTGGGCAAAATGGATCGGTTGCCGAAATTTTTGCCATCAACCCCACTGAAAGACTCGCCATTCTCAGCACCGGCGAAGTAATTCAAATCACGGACTGGTTTAAAATAAATGGCCACAGGTGCGATCCATCTGATGCCGTCACCTGCGTCGCTGGGCCTTGCAGCAATGGCAAATGGTATTCGATTGATCTTAGAGAAGATGAAGGGATGACCTTGCAATGAGTGATGATCTCTTGATTATCTTTCGATGCAAGCACGGTGGATATATCGTGAAGAAGCACGATGTCATAAACAATGACACGGCGATGCTTTTTGCTGGAACGCTGGACGATTGCTTTGACTTTGTTTGCAGTTGGTTTGAAGGGAAGAAAGATGAGTGATGATCTTGAGAAGCGGTTGCGAGCCACGACAGATGGCGCGACGGTAAATCCAGATGGGCCAGAAGCCGCCGACCGCATCGCGGAACTGGAAGCGGCGCTGCGGCCTTTTGCTGGCATGGCCGATTATTGTGAAACAGATAGAGACAGTGAAAGTGCCTGCGTTTTTGTTGGGGATTTGCGTGCGGCCCGCGCCGCGCTGAAAGGGGAGAAAGAATGACTGACACAAACAACGGCTGGCCCGACAAGCCTGGGGTGCCGCTGAATCCTGAGCAAAGCGGGTGGCATTGGCTTAAAGGCGCCGCCTCCCTCAGCAAACCGCGTCCGTATTTATGGGAAGTGTTTCTCGGATCGGGCAGGTGGGCCGATGAACGCTTGAATGATCCCGTGATTTTAGCCGAGATGGAATACATCAGGCCAGCCCTTCCTTACGGCCTCACGCCCGATGAAGCCCAAAACCTTCGCGATGATCTCGCCACCACGATCCGCTCCCTCGTCGCCGAACGTGATGCGCTGAAGGCCGAGAACGCTGGCCTAAGTGCTAACCAGTGCCTTCATGACATTTATGGTGACGAATCTGGAAATCTGTATTGCCCCCGCATCGCGGAATTGGAAGCGGCGCTGGCAGACATGGCAAAGCATGTCTGGCGCGGCGACTGGGATAAGCTGAAGCCGGAAACCCGCGCGGCGCTGGAGGAAAGGGGATGAAGCCAGACTTAGACAACTTCGTTGATTGCGCCATAGCAGGGCTGATTTTAATTGGCGTAGCGTGTTTATCCGCTGCACTCGTGACCGTCACAATAAAATTGTGCCTGCAAATGTTTGAGTAAGGAGAGAAAAATTGATTCGAACAGCCATCGCGCTTACAGCCCTGCTCTGCATCACGCCCGTCCAGGCCGCAGATCAGCGCGCCTGCATCGCACGAGCAATCTATTGGGAAGCCCGTGGAACGTCAGAAGCCGGGCAGCGCGCAGTCGCAGAGGTGATCTGGAACCGCGTCAACCACACAAGCTTCCCCAAGACGCCTTGCGCCGTCGTCTATCAGCAGCGCAACGGCACATGCCAGTTTTCGTGGGTATGCACCCACGCCAGAAATGTCACGCCGCGCAATAGCCCGGCTTGGCAGAACGCTGTGCGCATCGCACGGCAACCGCCCGGCGACCTCACCAATGGCGCGCTGTTCTTCCACGCCCGAAGATACAGGGCCAGATGGCGGCATTTGGAAGAGGTAGCCCAGATCGACGATCACATCTTTTACGGAATCAGGAGATAGAGATATGACACGCAGCGCATTTTTAAAATGGAATAAGGTTCCCCATTCAGAGGCGCCCAAATAATGGGGCAGGTTCTTTCCGACGGGGAACGCATTCAACGCCTGAGTACCATTGAGCGCCTTCGCAAGGAGGGGCTCACATGGCGGCAGATCGGCGAGCATCTGGGGATCGCATCCACATCGGTCGAAAGCTGGTACACCCGCCAGGACCGCCTGGATCGCGACCCAAGGCAGAAACGCGCATGCATGTGCTGCCGCCAGGAATTCGCCTCTGAAGGCTCCCACAACCGCCTGTGCAGCCGCTGCAAGCAGGAGCGCACCCCAACCCCATGGGAAATTGTGGAAGGGGCCAGCCGCCGCGCTGGAAGGCTCTGATGGTCAAAAAAGCAAGCAAGGAATACGCCCAGGCCTTGGGCAACGTGATCCTCAGAGAACGCAACCGCAGAGGCTGGAGCGCCACTGAGCTTGGCAGGCGTGTGGGCGTCAGCAGGGCCTGCGTGTCGTCCTGGGAATTAGCGATCTCCAGCCCGACATGGTTCAACCTAGTGAACCTCGCGGCAATCATGCGGCTGCCGCTGTCAAACCTGATGCGGCGCGTGGAATTAGAAATGGACAAAGACAATGATGCTTCAGCTTAGCCCGCCGCTGCCGGTGCAGACGCCCAAGGGGAAGGCCTGGGCGCATGTCCTGATTGACTATGGCCCCGAAGCCGATCTGCTATGGGTGTGCTTTCAGGACGAAACCGGCGAATGCTGGACCTGGGCAAACAAAGACATCAGGCTTCAGGAGAACATGAGCCTAAACGCGATCCGGCAAAGCATTATCCGCCGGGATCGCGTTAGAGATCATGAAATTTCTTTACTTAAGGACGGCCTTAAGTAAGGAATTACGCCATGTCTTTCGCAAAGGCTGTCATTTCCGCAATCCGCCGGGTCCAGCCCCTGCCAAAGGTGGCAAACGTATCCAGGCTTTCCAGATAGTGCTGCCGGAAAGCCTGATACGCATCAATCGCCCCCTGCGGCCCCATAAGCTCCACCCAGGCCTTCACCTGCTTCATGGTATTGGGGCCAATCGCGCCATCCGAAACAGCCCCACAGAGCCCCTGTAGGGCCTTGGCAGCCCGGCCAGGACCGCTGTTCACCGCGAAGTCAAAGACCGCAGCAGCAAGCCCTGGAGAGATCGCGGCAAGCTCATCACCGCGCACCTTGTCCCAGTAGCCCTTGCGATAGATCGCCTCCAGGTGGTCATCGGGGATGCGCCGAAGCTCATCCTTCATCGCCGGGCGCCCAAGGTAATCCGAATAGGTCTTCATGGTGACACCCTTCATGGTGGCACCGCCAGGATCTTTGGGGTGATCAGACCAGCCGCCCTCGTGGTGCAGGGTGTTGGAGAGGATTTTGGGGAAGTGGCTCATGGGTCAGCCCTTTATGATGTTCACAATGCGTGAATCCGCTTCAAGCGCGATGAATTCGTGCGGGTCATTGGGGCTCCAGTCAGCGACATCGCCGTTCTTGAGAACGCGCTCCCACCCGTTACCATGCGCCTTGAACGAACCACGAGCCACGACAGTGATATGAACGTCAGCATGTCCATGCGAGTGCATGGGTAACGTGTCGCCCACTTCGGGGAAGTCATAGATGGCCCCTGATAGCTTACCAAGCGTAATGACTCTGGTCTGCAACATCAGATCACCGTTGGCCCGGTTCCATCCCCAGGCAGCGTTTGAGGTGGCGGCTGTTGAGCGGCTTGTTCAGCTTGCGTCCACAAATCAATTGCCCATTGATATGGAGCGCACGAAGAGATTTCCTGATTGCGAACTATACGCCCGCGATCATCTGCCCATTCTTCTTCGCCCCAAGTGTCATACCATTGCACAGCATGAAGCCCTGAAGATGCAGCAGAAACATCAATTTGATATCCCACTCCATCAATAGCCATAGTCGCATCAGGAACGATAAGGGTGAATTTCATCAGATGCCTCCGATTAGCTTAGTCGGTGCGATGGCAGCCGTGGCCAATAAAACCTGTTGACTGGTTTCATTTGCCCTGACCATTTCGTTTCTAAAAGACTCAATCGCAGCACCGGTTTGCCGCTGCTGCTGGCTGTTCTCAATTAAGAGAATTGGCAACCAAGATATGGCGCAGCCCCATTCATCCACTTCCTTGCCGGTGTTTGGATTGGTTCCACGCACCTGCATAAACCACGCGCAGTCAAGCTGCTTACATGGCTCAAAATTATTCAATGGACAGTTTGATTTTGGCTCAATCTTCATCATATCAATCCTTTGAAGCGAAGATTACATCTACATATTTCACAGCCAAATTGATGGTCCCGCTGAAACTATGTGTGTGAGCATTCATAGTCAATGAGTGATTGTGAGAGCCGCCACCACCTGTTGCGCCAGTATTTGAAGTAATAATACTTGTTCCACCGCCAGTAAAACCACCACAAGGGCTACCAACTATTTGGTCATAAGTATGAGTATGACTTGGTATTTGAGCCGTTGAAAGCGTTGTGCTGCCAACAGTGCCGGTATCCGTGGTGTTCCCGATGGAGCCTGACAAAGCTTGCGAAGCAAAAGCCGTGGTAAAATCAACCGACCCGCCTGAGCTTGCCGCACCATTAACAATGCGCAAAGCAGCATTATTGTAGGCCGTGATTTTTGTCCAACCAGTTGGCGCTGAAGTTTGCCCAAAAACCATAACTGTACCTGCCGCAAAAGGTTGCTGTGCAGTAGCAGTAACAATAATAGAGCCAGCGCCATTCGTGATCGTAATGCCCGCACCAGCCGTAATCGCAGAAAGCGTATAGCCAGTACCGTTGCCAATAGGAACCTGTCCATTGGTGGGCGCAGTCGTAAGCCCCGTGCCGCCATTGGCCACGGCAAGCGTACCCGCCAGGGTAACAGCGCCGCTGGTGGCAGAGGCTGGCGTCAGGCCCGTAGTGCCACCGGAAACAGTATTCACTACGCTTGACGTATTGGTGATCGACAGCCTCATGCCGCCTGCTGTGCCATCGCAGGAAACAATCGTCGTGCCGCTTGGCAGCGTAATGTTTGACCCACCGGCAGCCGAAGCAATCGTCAGCGTAAAAGCGCCCGTGGTGCTGTTAGTGACTGTCCATTGGCCACCCACGCTTGCCGGTACCAAATACCTGACATTCGCCGTGAGAGTGCCGCTGATAATAATCTGAATCGGGCGATACTGCGAAGTCGATAGCGTCACATCACCTGATAGCGCCGTGACATTGAGGTTGGTAACGCCCCCAAGCGCAGTATCAATCGCCGTGAAATCGGCATTAACAGGGGTATTCCACGAATTCACATAGTCGTTGAACCCCGGCAATTCCAAAGTCTTGTTGGGCGTGAAAGTGGAGGTCATTTGTCGCTCCGGTCAGATGGCTTTGTTTGCGATGGAAAGCGCCTTGGCAACAGCCTCATCCGGCTGCTCAAGGATATCCTCAGTGGTCCTATTATGCGCCTTCTTGGCGGCTTCCGCAGCCCTGATCAGCGAAGCAGCCCTGGCAGCATGATCAGTGCGCACCAGCCTGCCACCTGATGCCCGGCCTACGCGGCCACCGGCAAAGCGCTGGGCTGGCTGCTGACCGCCTTCAAGACCATATGTGGCATAAGCAGCCCGCATCGTCGCCCCAAGTCCTGCCAGGGTGCGCGAAAGCTCTGGATTACGCGAAGCTTCTTCAGCAAGCTGACGCAATACTGCTGGATCGTTACTGTTGATTAATTCCAAAAGCCGCCCAGCATTACGGTCTTTGATCGCATTCCTGGCCGCCACAGCACCATATCCAACCGCAGATGCCGCCGCATGACCTAGCGACATTCCAGGCTGAACAAGGTTCATGAGAACATAGCCTACCGGCGCACCACCCCAATTCGGCATTTCTCGTGCAAGCACAGGCGTTATTTTCTGCATATTTATCGCGAGATCATGAACAGTCATGACATCACGGATTTTATTGAATTCTTCGGGGCCAAGGGCATTTTCAAGCGCCCGCATAGCCCTGGCATCATTTGCCATAAAGATACGCGCCGCCACATTAGGCTGTGTGCTGATATTTGATGCAACACCTTGGCTTAAAAATGAGCGTTCATTTTTTGTAAAATTTGGAACCTTTGAATTGAATTCTGAAAGTTGACGAGCCGCCTTTGGCGAACGCCCAGAAAGAAGCTGTACAAGATTTTGGCCAGCTTCAAACGCATTATTCCCCAAAATATAACGCTGTGCTTCAGCGCGAAGCTTACCATATTCGCCAACCGCATTATCCAAAACGCCTTTCATGCGATCACGCTCTGCCTTCAAAGCAGCACCGGCAGCAGCATCACGAGCGATAGGCGAATTGTATAAATTATTGACTTGGGCATCCAGGTTTTTCTTAACCTGATCCCATACTTCCAAAGGAAGACCTGTTGCGCCTGGACGCAAAGCAAGGTTACCAGCAGCATCCCTGGCCAAATATTGATCAAGGCTTACAGGCGTCCCTTTAAGATGGGTCAGATTATCAAAAGCTGTGGTTAGAGCGTTTCGACCCGCCGCAGTATTTGTAAGGTTAGCCAATTCAGGCGACCAAATTGATTGCGCAGCAGGTAAAGAAAACACACGATCATATTCTGGCGCCAATATCTTGCGCGCTTCCTGAGAGGCATTTTGCGCAGTCACAAACGGATCAATCCGCGATCCATAAATATTATCAATCTGATTGGTCACATTATCGCGACTGACAGAAGCTCGCTGTGCCAATCCAGAAACAACATCTTGCGCGGCTTCTGATTCAACTTGCCGCCCCAAAGCGCGCTGTGTCGGCGCCTTCATGCCAGCAACATCGGTCAGACGAACATCATGCCCAGCTTCAGCAAGCCGGGCTGCCTCATCAAGCGACAGCCCTTTCTGTCCAAGCCCGCGACGCGCTGCCTCCAATGCCGCTGCTTCGGGAGAGCCAGCAACCGCCCGAGCGCCACGGGCAGCCATACTGCCAAGGCTACCACCAGCAACAGTACCAGCAAGGCCACCAGCCAAACGTGCGCCAGTTTCACCCTCTTCACCATACATCATTTCACCGGCAGCGCCGCTACCCAAGCCCCCAACAACAGAAGCTGGTGAAATGGCAGATCGCCCGACACGGGCAGCAGCTTGGCCAGCAGTCGTCAAACCACGCGCGGCTTGAATAGGAGCAGCCACTTCAGCCAAGGGCGCGCTACCCATGAATTCGCCAACTGTGTGAGCTATGCGCCCAGCGCGCGTTTTCGGTTCATATGTAATGCCGGGGATGAAAGATGCGCCTTCAATTACTGAAGCGCTGGTCGGAAAATTGATACCAAGCAAGCGCCCCCGCCGCCCAGCCTGTTCTTCCGGTGTCTGACGCTGACGCAGGGCTTCCATGGCACGATCATAGACCTGCTGCGCTTCCTCAGAAGAGGTTCCCAGCGCCCGGCTGCCGTAATAGCGCACCATAGGCCCAGCGACATCGGTAAGCTGCCCAATGTCACCAGGAAGCCCCAGAAGCCCCACTAACCCGCGCTGTGTGCCAGCCAATTGGGATCGGGCAACATCAGCAAGCGTAGCCGTGGAAAATAGGTCAGGCTCGCTAACCGGGCGCGGCTGTGAAGATGGACGCGTTGATGGTGTTACTGCTGGGCGCTCAGCTTGCGGCGCAGGAACCTCAAGCTGCGGGCGAGCAGGGGCAAATGTTTGCCCCTCTTCCATAGGGCGCAGAGGTGTTCCATAGCGAAAAACACCACCTTCCGGAACAGGTTCAAAAGCCATTATGGCCTCCCTGGTGCTTGCGATGGCCGACCAGCAATATTGAAGTATTCAAAAACCGGGCGCCCTTCAGCATCTTGTCCTGACGGAGCCCTGAATATTCCCGTGGTACGATCATATTCCAAGCCCTGCCTGCCTTGTAGGTTTGGTGGAACGGCGGCAGATGCTGCGCCAAGCTGGCGAACATCATTTGGTGTCATGCCGGTAAAGCCAACAGTCCTGCTTCTGACGTTTTGTGTGAAACGATCAAGTGAATTCTCAGGTTGTGAATTCCAACGCGCCTGGAAAGCACCAATTGATTCACGCGGATCACGCTGCATAGCCGCTTCATAGAAAGCATTATCCCTGGCTATTTCACCCATAGCTCTGGTCAAAATACTATATCTTGCAGAAGAGGTCATTTCAGGCCCTGGAACCATAGCCAACATTTCCTGCAACGCCATGTTGGTACCACGGCTCATGCCAGTGTTCCGAAGGTTATTAAACGCCAACATGATGGCTTCTTTGTTTGACGTTTGAACGGCTTGCAGGAAGCGGTTCATCGCCTCTGGCGTATTTTGCGGCCCAAGGGCGGTTTGAACGAGACCTGCCGCCATAGCTAAAGGATTGGAAGCGGCGCCCAATTCGGCGCCGCTTTGATACGTCCTGGCCATGCCTTCTAAGGTGTTTTGTACGCGAACACCTTCACTTGCATGCGCCGCATAAGCTTCTTCAACTTTCTTTTGTTCTTCCTCAAACCGTGTACGGTCACGAGATGCTTGAGCAAAACCACGAAAAAGTTGACCATTCACATCGCGAACAGGCAATGTGCCATTGCGAATAGCATCAGCGCGAGCAAGCTTTTCTTTGGCTTGCTCCTGATAAAGCTGAGCGTTTGATGCAAGTCCTTGCCCCATAACAACCCGAGACTGATTAAATAATGCATTCGCCTCTTGCTCAAGCGTGTCGGGGTTATTTTGCCCACGCAGAGAAGAAGTATCTACAGTGAAGGCTGTGCTGTAATCAGGGCTGCGGCCAGCGCCAACAACAGACGCATCAGGCGGCGCTGGCCGCTCAGCGCCCGTGGCTGGCGTTACAAGCCCAGATGAGCCAGCAGCCCCAGGCGCCGCGCCGGAAGGCGGTGCAGGAGCGCCAGAGGGCGGCTGCTGCGGTGCTTCGCCGGGGCGCTGACCGGGCGGCAGACCACCAGCAGCTTCAGCCCCAGTCATAGCTGGCAGACCCATCTGCCGAGCCATGTTGGACATCATGGAATTCACGATGGCCATACGCTGCTGTGCTGAAACCAATTCGCCACTATACGGATTGAGATATTGATTGCCTTCAAGCCGTGGGCCAAACGACTCAAGCAACCTCTGACGCATCTGCTCTTGCGTCTGCATCGCTTGATTAATTTCGCGCAGACGGGAAACATCAACCTGCTCACGCTGAATGGCTTGACCTTCACCGCGCTCCTGCATGCCAGCATACTGAAGCGCACCGCCTCCAATACCTTGCAAAATTGCAGAGCCAAGATAACGGCTTGGTGAAGACGCCATGGTGCCAAGACCAGTGAGAAGCGGTACAATCCAATCCTGATTACGCTGCATGAAGTCTTTTTTCTCAGGTTCGCGTCGCGCACCAAGCCCCTGAAGGATCGGGACTGACTCTGGCCGAGCTTGACCCAATCCTCCTGACTGGGGTTGAGGTTCAGCACCACCCAAACCTTGATTTTGAGTGTTCACCCGAAGAGCGGCAAGATCTTCAGCAGACATGCCGGGGATATAACGCCCGACATTGTAGGCATAATTCGGATCGCCGCCCGCATTATATGTGGCAGCCAAAGCCCGCGCCGCAGCGGGACGATCTTCCCAATTCACATTTGGATTACGCGCAGCGATGTACTGGGCAGAAAAAGGAATAAAAGCTTCTGGCCGCGCACGATCTTCCAAAGCAATTGGCGATAACCCAAAGCCGGGATTACGCGCTGTGCTTTCAATGATTTGCATGGGATTGTCGGGAGCGGCACGACCAAACTGACTTTCCTGACGAGCCACAGCCGTCAGAATATGCTCTGGCACACCAAAACGGCGCGAAGCTTCAGAGATATGGCTACGCCATTCTTCAGGAACTGTAGGTTCGCCGCCAGCCTGATAGCCATGGCGCGGTGCAAGCCCAACAGCATCAGGATAACGCTTTTCAACTTCCTGCGCCATCAAGCCAATACGCTTTTCATCGTCACCCTTGAGATTGTATCGATAGACCTTTTGCCCATCAAACAGTTTGCCAATCGGTTCAATGTTGTCCTTCAAACGACGATCTGAAGCGGCGGCCATCATGGCCAATTTTGCTATGTCCATAGCCATTTTGGCATCTTCGGCGCCTTGATCTTTCATCGGGCCGGTAGATGCAGTTTGCAGCTTTGGCGTTTGTATTGGCTTGGAAATATCTTCAGGGACGTATTCGTCTTCAGCTTGACTGTAAGGCAACCCGCCAGCCGCAAGGCCAGAACGAATGGCGCCGCCATGAGCGGCTGTTGCTGGCATTAAACCATAAGCGGCATTAGGATCAGAGGGCAAAGGAAGATTGGAGGACGGTTCGGGCGAGGAAGAAAGTGCGCGGCGCCTAGCAAGATCAAGATAATCAGCAGCAGTACGGGGTTCAGAAATAGGAGCGCCAGAAGGTGATGGACCCTGCGCTTGATATTCAGGAGAAAGTGATGCTTGACGCCCCAAAAAGCTTGCGCCCTTGGACCCGGTTTCTACCGCACTTCCAACACGCCCCACATTTTCAAGAAATTTTACGCCTTGTGGTTCAGGCAACCTATGCGGGCTTGCCATCATCAATTGACGCGGCTGTGACTGCATCAAGCTGCTACCATATGGGCCGGACTTACCGCTGCTTGCGCCGTAAAGCCCCGTTTTCCCATAAGGATACATGCCTTGATGCGCATTCACCAACTGATTGATTTGCGCTAAAATATCATCACCCGGCGCACCACCGGCAGCAAACCCAGCGCCAGCATCCTCACGGAACACGCTGCCGCCCATTGAGCCACCTTCCCAGGGGCTCAAACCACCGCCGTAAGCCTTGTGCGGAGCCCGTGCAGCAGCCTCATCAGTGGCCTTGTCATAGTCCACAGTCTTGTAGCCACCAGCCAGCCCCACGGCCTCGGGATGCCGCTTTTCCACATCCTGAGCCACAAGGCCGATCCGGGTGCCGGGCTCGCCCTTGTACTTAAACCGCACGATCTGCTGACCATCAAAGGTCTTACCAATCGGTTCCACATCTTCCTTCAAACGCTCATCCGAGAAGAACGAAGAAGGCTGCGTGGTCGTCGTGGTCGAACCAGACAGCGCACCCGTACCCATGGCGATGTTCGCCAGGAACTGCGCCACTTGGAACGGATAGCCCTGCTGTTGCAGAAACTGATTGTAAAGCGCTTGGTTCTGCGCCTGCTGCGTCTGCTGCTCGACAGTGCCAGCCGCAAGCTGCGCCTGACCGCCCTGCAAGGCAGCCTGCTGCGCGCCAGTACCAAGCCCGGCAAGCCCCTGGCTGACACCAGCCCCAATGCCATACAAGCCCTGGCCGAGAGCCGCAGCCTGCTGCGCCGTCTGCGCCCCCTGGCCATAAAGCTGCTGTCCCAGCGCTGCCTGCTGCTGGGCAGCCGTCATGCCCTGGCCAAAGCCCTGCTGACCAATGCCGAGGAACTGCTGCGCCGCCTGCTGCTGCGCCTGCCGGTTGGCCTGCTCAGCCTGCAACGACACGCCCTGCTGCTGCTGGGCAGCGCCAAGCGCCTGCCCATAGCCCTGCTGATAGATGTTCCCAAGCGCCTGGGCCGTGGCAAGGTTCTGCTGCTGCGCCAAATTGGCCTGGGCGATCTTGCCGCGATCACCACCAAAGGCGCCGCTGCGAATTTGATCCCCAATGATCTTCTGCTGTTCTTGCTGCTGCTGCTGCCGCAAAGCCTGATAGGTCGGCTGCGCCACAGCTTCAGTGTAGGGCGACATATACGCCCCGACATTCAAGCCGCCCGGCGCTACCTGCCGCGCACCAGCCAAGCCATACCCGGTGGCCAAGGCCTGATAAGGCTGCGCGCCAGCCTGGGCGCCAGCAATGTTCTGGGCAGCCGCAGCCTGGAACGGCGCCGCCGCCGCCTGACCACCATAAAGGCTTTGCGTGGCCCCTTGATAATAAGGCTGCGCCTGCGCCGCGCCGCCAAGCAACGCAGTGCTGGCGCCCTGATAATAGGGCTGAGCCATACCAGCGGCTTGACTGACATTGGCAATACCTGCTTGCTGGGTGCCGGTAAGAGGAGCAACAAATTGCCCGCCGTATGGCGTAAACGGTGTCTGAGCGACTGTTTCAGCCCGCGTATTGACCGCATTATACCGGGCGAGAACTTCCGGCGGTATAGATACCGATGAGGTACTTGTGCTGCTCTTACCGCCGCCGCTCATGACGCCTCTTTCCAGACCCCTGTATGGGCCTTGTACAGGAAGTAAACCCCCGTTGGAGAGCCGAATTGGCGCTCGTACATCCGTATCTTAGCGGCTGTACGGTCGTTACTCAACACTCCAATCATCAAGGGCATGTCCATCCGATCAGCCGTTTCCTTGGCAAACCGGCACAACTTGGCCGCACGGCCACCCTTTGCGCTGCGGAATTCGGGATGGACAAAGATAGCCCGCTCCTCAAGCACAGGGTTATCTGAATACCAAACATGGCCAACACGCAACAAAATAGCCGCTTCGGGCTTTTCCCCCGGCTTTCCGACAACACCAATTATGCCCTCATGAAGCTGTAGGGCTGGCCATATTTCATTCAAAAGCTTGACCGGGTTCGGATTCACAAAACCATTTTCATCGCAGGCCAACATGGCCAATTCCATAAGATCATGGACATCTTCCGGCGTCCCAATCCTGACCTTGATATCGTCGCTCATCGGCTAGTCCTTCTTCGGGCCCGGCAGGGCCTTCAATGTTTGAATGGTCTTTTGCCGATATTGCTTCACGAATTCATCCAGCATGCGATGCCCGTCCTCCATCGAGCCTCCACCCAGGTGAATCACATCTTGCGGGCTAATAATGTACTCCCCACCCGCCACAACCACAGGAACCGTCTCCGTATCGGCAAACGCAGGGTTCTTGTGAGGCTCCCGCTCACCGTCAGGCGCGCGGAAAATACGGTCCGAAACCTTAAAACCAGCCATGGAATTCCCCTCTCCCATGGCTGAAATGATGTCTGCCGGGATCACATAAGACCCCGAGGCCACATGCACCGGCAGGTGATCCGTGCGCCCGGCCACCGTGCTGTGAATTGGCCCAACATGGATTTTGTCAGGCTGCGGATTGGCCACACCAAGCTTCATGCCACCCTCAGCAGCCTTCTTGCGGGCAATGTTCAGCGCAGCAGCCACAGCCTGATCACGCGGGTGACCGGCATGGATCATCTCACGAATGTTGCCTGAGATCGTGGCTTGGGATTTCCCGCGCTTCAACGGCATCTTTATGCCCCCACCGAATAGGTGACGTTCAATTGCTGGCCGGTGCCGACCACGATCACAAGCCCGCTATTGAAAAGCAGATTCATCGGGAACACCCCGACCGTATTGCCAATGGACGCCAGCATATTGGCCGCCGATGCTGCCGCAGTGGTCGTGCAATTATGCACCGCACCACTCGTTGTTCCCGCCACCGTCACAGACACATTGATCAGCCTTCCCGGCCCCGTAAACACCACGGTATTGGCAGCAGCCGTGGCAGAGGTGTTGGACCCATAAATGCGCTGAAGCGTCTGGTTCAACGTATTGACGGCTATGACGCCGTTTTTTTGAATAGTTGCGATATCGTCAAGGCTAGCCATGGTCAGAACTTCCCGTCAGGAGAGAAGCGATAGCGCATGGCACCCATACGCCAGAAGGAATCAATGTCGTTGCTTTCAATCTTGATCGACACCAAGCGGCCACGGAAGCGCGGCACAATGTATTGCGTTGCCTGGGTCACATCAAAGGGACCATAAACCTGCGGCGTATCGCCGGGATAATTGGTCACATAGAAGGTAAGCAGGATGTTGGCGTCCTGAATTCCCTCATAGTATCCCCATTTCGCATCCGGCCAAAACTGATCAATGTAGGTCAACACATCGCCGTCAGACAGCGTAAAATAGCCAGTCTGGAAATACGAATTCATCGGCTGACCATCAGCATTCTGCGATGTTTCATGCTGATAAATCAGCCCTTCTGGCGTAGCGCCAATGGGCGGTCCAAGAACAGACTGATTGATCCATGCAGTACGCGATAAAGTGCCGAAATCCCACTGGTTCAGGCCGACATTGTACTTCACATAGGCGTTGATCTCACCGCCATTACTCATGGTGGGGTAAAACCATGAAATCTCATTAAAGCGCGAATTCACCGCAATCCTGATTTTATCAAGATTGCTTTGATCCAAGTCTTGGAAGATTACATCCCAAATCGGGCATTGAATGCCCTGAACCCCGCTTGGCGAAAGCATGAAGAACTGGCTCTGAGACATCCAGTAAACCATGCCATTTAACGATGCAGCAGCCTTTGGGCTGATCAATCCACAGCCCGTGCCAATTTCATTGAAGGAATAGACATAAGGAGGACCGACATATTGCATGGCCCATAACGCCAGATCGGTCCAAACCAAGCCCTGCTGCGGCCCCTGGATACACCCGACAATCTTAGAGCCCTTGGGAATACGGTAAGAGCCAGCCTGATTGGTCGGCAACGCAATCCATTGTTCGTAGTCTTCAACATCACACCAGCGAATCAACAGCGGATCTTGCACACCATTGAAAGTCGATGACCAAGCAATGATCTGCCGCTGCGGCATGGCGACGAAGATACCTGCGTTTGCAACTGGCGCCTCTGGAATAACATCAAGCGTTGGCGAATTGGTCTGAGGCGCCCAAGTATAAATCGGCCCCCCAAGGGGGTTAGAAACAGCAGCACCAAAAGTCAAACCATTAGGGCATGCGATTAAAATTGAACCCCAATTATCTAAGGTCCAATCTGTCGCAATAAGCTCATCCCCACCAGAAGGAACAACAGCGACACCAGAGCCATACCCACCTGTGCCGTATCCACCAACACCATAACCAGTGCCACTGACCAAAGCTCCAAAACCATAGTAATAGTCATAAGCAGCATTGCCGCCATTAATGAATATACTTGTGGTTGAAGTCGCAGTCTGCGGTGCATTAATGGTAAATTGGCTAGTGCTGGAAACCTCAGTAATCGTGTAATTCCCAAACAAAGTTACACCGCCAAGAGTGGTTGAAACAAGAATTGGATAAGTGTCTCCAGCGGAATACCCGTGATTTGCTAATGTGACCGTAACAACAGAACTGCTGTTTGTAACATTGAATTGAGCGACCACACCACCATTAACAACAGCAGAGGTTGGAATAACGATATTGCCAAGAGTGTCCGTTAAATAAATATTGTATGTATCTGGGCTAAGTTGATAAGTCCTATAAAATCCAAACAAGATGACTCCACCCACAGAAATGTGAGTGAGGATAAAAACCGAATCAAAATTGGTTATATTGCTTCCAATATCCGTGATGGTAACAGCATTAGAAGATGTTGTTGTCGTCACACTAACAGCAACATCATTACGATTTACTTGCGGCACAAGATTTGTGGCTGTATTATTATTGATCAAATAAATTGGCGCACCCGGTGGAGGGCTGATGATTGAAGCTGGCGCTTCACATCCAACAGCCAAATACTGCTCGCCGTTAGTGTCCTGCCAAGCCAGCATAGCCCTTGGCGTTGCAGCAAGCTGATCAGGATAATACCGGGTCCAACCGCCAAGCTTCTGCGGCAAGCCAAGCCCCTGCCGATCTTGCACAAAGCGAATAAGCTGGCTTTCAGATAGCGCAGCCTCATTCAGCGTTGGTGTGCGGTTCTGATCAACACCGGGGATCAGCTTAAGGGTGGCATGCGGCATCTGTTATCCCCTGGTCGGCGTGGCCACAGGGGCAGGCGACATGGAGGTCCAGCCAGATGATTGGAACTTCTTCCGCGCCTCTTCGACCATCGCACCCTTCAACAGGGTCTGATACTGCGTTTCATAATTCACCGGCATCTGAGGGTCATTGGAAGCCGCTGAAATGAAATTGCGCTGGAAGGCGCTGATGTAGATCATGGAAGCCATGATCATCAGGTCAGGCAGATAAAGCGAAATGAATGTGGATGGATTGCCACTTGATAGCGAATCTGGCCTGAACGTCCCCACCAATTCCACCGCATAAGCATTGTCAGGCCACGGTCCCAAAATGATCGTGTTTTGATTGAACATGGCAAAATAGCCCGGCAGCCCGGCTGAAGCGCTGCTGGGATAGGTGTAGTTGATCCATTCCTTGGTCACCGGCAGCAATGGATTGCGGGTGCCATTGTTTGGCACCGTAGTGCCTGCCGGGCTGATGACGTTGGCTTCCTGAAGGGTAATGAAGTCAGCAATCGGGAAAGTCAGCGTCCTGGCATTTGAGGAAGTGATATAGCTGCTGATGGCAGTGACAGTCTCCAGCAAGTCCAGATCACGATAAATGCGGTTTTCCGCATAGGTGATCATCTGGGGCAGGATTTCCACGAAATTGGGGTCAGTCTCAGGCACCACCGCCAGGGTGGCGATCTCCGTCACATACTGAGAAAACGTCAAGCCCGTGGTCATACCCGAAACCCCTTGCCGGTAGGGATGCTAGCCTACCCTCTTAGCCTAATTCACTTTGCATTTCTACGCATAGCTTCATCTTTGGCTTTTGATCCAGCCGAAGAGCCAAAATAGTAGGCCACCACGCCACCCCAGGCAGTCCCCAAGGTGCCAAGCATCACCAACATAGCCTCAGACCCACCATGCTGCGGCAGGCCATTGCGGAGCATGTAAAACAGCGCACCGAAGTATCCAACCGTGATCAACCCCGCCAAAATGCGCGGGGTCCAGTCTTTCGTGGCAACTTCCCGGTTGCGGGCTGAATCGCGGTCTTCATTGGCAATCCGCTCCAGATCAATGTCCAATTCCCGCATCTTGATCGCAAAGTCGTTTTCAGCCTGCTTCAAGGCCAAAAGCTGCTCCGGGGTGGCCTTGGCCGCAGCTTCGGCAAGCTCCTGCTCAGAGCCATCAGGCTTGCCCAGGAGGGCTTCTGAGATCGCCCTGGTGGCCATCCCAGCCAAAGGACCGCCCACCGCGCTGGCGATGGTCGGAGCGACCGTTTTGACGAGGTTAAGGATTGCTTCCACGGCGAGAGGTCTCCAACAAGGTTAGCCGTTTATCATGTTCGGAAATCATTCGCCCCAGATCAGCGCGGATATTCGCGCGGGCAAGTGCCGCGTCCGCCGCCATCTCCAACCGGCTGCGCTCAATCGCGGCCATGGACTTCTCACGATCAAGGGTCATGTTGCCACGCGCTATGGCGGCGTCACGCTCCACTTGATCAATTTTGTTTGATAGTTGCTCTCTGATCTGGGCCATATCAATGGTCGTGCCTTGCGGCGGGATCGCCCGGTTGTCCTGCGTGACGACCACGGCAACCCTGGACTTCAGAATGGTGATTTCGTTGTTAGCCGTCGACAGGGCGGTCATCAGATAAACCACGCAGCTAAACAGGATTGGAATGGCGGCGAACACGACCTTCTCAATCAGAGCGCCTTTGGAGGCGTTGGCTGCCATCTGCTCTGACATCTGAGCCTGTTTAACGGCATCCGACATGGCGACCCCTCTAATGTATCTTGAAAGCTATGGCCGTGAGCCCCGTGATGATGGCCCCAGCCGTCACCATAAGGATAGACTCAAGCCGCTTCAGGCGGGCATTGATGGCCTCATAGCGCAACTGGCACACCGCTTCATGCGCTTGCAGCCGGGCTTCGGTTTCGCTGATCTGGACCATCATCAACCTACTCCGCAGACACCTGAGCCTGCGCTTGTTCGCGGATTTTCTGGACGAGTTCAAACACCTGCGCGTATGGCGCATTACCCAACGCTTGCAGGATTACGTTGACTTCGTTGATGGTTAGGTCGAGTTTCATTACTTTGCCTCCAATGCGGTCAGGCGGGCTTCTAAAGCCGCAATCTGCGTCTGCTGCTCCTGAATGGCTGCGACAAGAAGCGGGATAACATCGGTGTACGCCACACCCAAGAACCCGTCAGGGGCCGTTGTAACCGCTTCCGGTAGCGCCTGTTCAACATCCTGAGCAATCAGAAAAGACCTGCGCCGATTTTCTTCGTCTGCTTTGTAAGAGCCGATCACAGCCCGCAAAGATACAACCTTGGCGACAGCATCAGATATTGGTTCAATGATATTCTTCTGGCGTTCATCCGACGATGACGACCAAGAAGTGGAACCATCAGACATAAACATGCCGACGCTGCTCTGATTGTAAACCTTAAAGGAATTGAAGCCATCAGGGCCAACTTGCCAATACTTTCCAGCGGTAGAAACTGAATTACGCAATCCAAGAACAGCGGAGCCAGAATTAACAAACGCATGTGATGAAGCGAACAAAGTGGATGACGTTCCAACCAACAAATTGCCGCCAGATGGGTTGAGCAATAGCTTGCTACCAACGCCGTTATCAAGCGATTGAATATTGCCGCCCAACTCCTGTCCTGTAACTGGCTGACCGAACCCAATAAATAAAGAGTATGTACTACTCGTATCACCTCCAATCCGTAATTGGCGTTGCGTAGTTACATCGTTGTTTGTTGTGGATTTTGTAAGATCAAGACGAGCAGGTGAAACAATTGAACTCGTCCCAATCCCCACGTTGCCGCTGCTATCCAGCACAATGTTGTTGCTGGCGCTGCTGGCGTGCTTGAGGTTCGTGGCTGCTAATGTTGACATTACTTTGCCTCCAATGCGGTTAGGCGGGCTTCTAAGGCCGTAATCTTAGTCAGGGCTTCTTGGAGTGCGGCGGTAAGCAACGGCACCAACTTAGAATGATCTATGCCCTGTGGTTTGATGCTGCCGTCCTCATTCACTGCGTCCTTCTCGCCACTCACCGCTTCGGGGACGACCTCTGCGGCTTCGTGCGCGAGAAAACCGTCAACCTTCGGTCCAGCTGGTTCTACGCCCCAATTAAACCGACAAGGCTTCAGCGCTTGCACTCGGGCAGCGGCTCCTATCAGCGGTACGACGTTCTCTTTAAGGCGATAGTCTGAGCTGGTGTTGTAGGAAGTTGTCGTACCGCCCGTGTTGATCTGCCCGACTTCACCATTTGGGTTATGGAACGTGATCTGGTTGGCTGAGCTGGTACTGTTGACGTAACAAGAAATCGCAGGGCTGCTGCCCGTCTGATAAGACAGCAGCAACGGGGTTTTGCTGTCGACTGTCGGATTCGTCGTGTTAAGGCAAAGTGTGCCGCCAGAAGTGATACGCGCACGTTCGGTTTGAGTATTGCCAGAAGCGGCAGTGCCAAATGTCATATAGCCGCTTGTAAAATTGTAGTAGATATTACCTTGAACAACA